AAAACCCTGCAGAAATGTAGGGTTTTTTTTGTTTACAGACTTGACTAGATGCCCTATAATAATTAAAAGACTTTTGCATATGAAAAAGTACAATGAAGAATATTTTTCAGTAATTGAAACCAAAACTGGTAGAAAAATTGCTGATTGTGGTGAAGAAGAAGATGCACTTATGATGGTTTCGTTTGATCCACAAAATAGAACTTATACTCGCAATAAGTTTTTGATGGGACCTGTTGTTGATGTTGAAATTCCAAAGCAACTCTCGACTTCAAATATTGTCGTAACCAATATTAATGAGAACGGTTGTGCTCCACGTAAAGAACAACTCCCCGATGCTGGTCCTTTAAAACTTAAAGAGGATCAACGAATTCCAGTTAACACTAAATAATTTTTAGTTTTATAATAGTTATGAAGTTTACAATTTATTCAAAATACGGTTGTCCTTATTGTACTAAAATAGAACAAGTTCTACAATTAGCAAATCTTGATCATGTTATCTATAAACTTGATGAAGATTTTACTCGTGACCAATTTTATGCAGAATTTGGTCAAGGTTCTACTTTTCCCCAAGTGATTGCAGATGATAAGCACATTGGTGGATGCACTGATACCGTTCAATACCTTAAGGAGCAAAATCTAGTTTAATGGAAAGTACCTTTCATGAAGTCTATAATGATGTGGAAAAAGCAATTGATTATGCTTTTAATGGTCAGTTTGTATTAAAGTTTTATGATTATCTGAAAATTCGTGATACGAAAAGATTGGAAATTGAAGAATTTATCGAAAGTTCTACAGCGAATGAGATTAGTAATTTAGTGATGGATCTTGACAATTACCTTGAAGGTGGTTCTGATGAAATTCATAAACAACTTCGTGAAGGTTATGGTCACATTCCAAAACCACAAGCAAGAAAAATAAGAAACTATCTTTATAATATTCTTGAAGATGCTTGGAGATATAGTCATGATAGAAGACCAGGAAGGAGAAAAAAGAAAACTAAATAAGTCAGAACCTCAAATTAATAGAGGTGTTGAGTTATTACTTAGGAATAGAAGGAGGAAATCATTACAACCAAAGACTTTTCAAGTGAGGTTTGGTAAAATGATTTCTCTATTTCGTAGAGAGTTTCATTTTTTTATAGAATTTCACTTTGATATAAGAAAAAAATAAACTCTCTGGAGAAAGAAAAATGGAAACAGCATATGTAATAACATTCTCAGTAATGTTCACGTTGCTCTTTTTTATGGTTGGGAGTATAATAGGTTGGTTGACATATCGGCATCTATTAGAAAATAGACCTCCTTATTTGCATCCAGAGTTCTTTGATGAAAATGGGCAGGTGATACCTGACGAAATAGTTGCAGTAACATTTGAAAATAGCGACGATTACGATTATGAGTACGACGAAGACGAGGAAGAAGACTGAAGAAATAGTACCATCTCTTCCGACAAATCCTTTTATATTTGAAGTATTGGAACTTACTTCAAAACAAAGAACAAATTCTAAAAAAGTTGAAGTTCTAAAAACATACGAGCATGATTCTCTTAAGGCAATTTTTATTTGGAATTTTGATGAAACTGTAGTTTCTCTTCTTCCAGAAGGAGAAGTTCCTTATGGTAGTGCTGACGATCAATCCGTTTATTCCGGAACACTATCCGAAAATTTAAAAAGAGAAGCGGCTGGTGGAGAGTCCGCGACAGGACAAGACCTTGATGGTCGTGGTAAAACCTCTCTTCGTAGAGAATATCAAAATCTCTATCACTATGTAAAGGGCGGAAATAATAGTCTTTCAACTATTCGCAGAGAAAATATGTTTATCAATCTCCTTCAAGGACTTCACCCAAAAGAAGCAGAGGTTTTAGTTCTTGTTAAAGACAAGAAACTGACTGATAAATATAAAATATCTCACGAAGTTGTGAAGCAGGCATATCCTGATATTCGGTGGGGCGGTCGTTCATGAGAGCAGCAGTAGAAGAGAAGAAAAAGATGGCAGAATCTACAAAAAAAGAAAAAGAAATTCTGCCCCATGAATATGGATGTCAGATTTTATTAGAAAAAACATCCGTAGAAAAAGCAAAAGATTCTTCATTTCCAAATGATGCATACTTAATTTGGTATATTGTTAATGGAAAGCAATACATAGATTTGACACGTTGTAATCGTAAAGTTAATTTGTTTGATATGTACTATGATAAATATGGTCCTGGTGCAGTTCAAAGAATTGATTTTGGATATGGAAGAGTGAATCCTAGGATTTGGGGATATAAACAACCAGAGAAAAAGAAAAAAAGATGAGTGAAGGTTTTAGTGAAGAAAAAATCGAAGTAGAGATTTATAAAGACGAAGTTCAAAAACTTCTAAAAAAATATAAAAAAATTAAAAAATATATGAAGTCCCCTCTGTTTGCAGTAAAGACTATGGACGGTACGGAAAAATATGTTAGCGAACTGATTAAAGAAGCGGAGAATGGGTAAACATTATCTTTTAAATTTGTATGGATGCTCGTTTGTCCTTTTGGACAACGAGCGTTGTCTTATAGACTTACTAGAAAACGCAGCAGCAGCAAGTGGTGCTACTGTAGTTCAGACCATTTCAAAGAAGTTTGAACCACAGGGAGTTACCGTGATTTGCTTATTGTCTGAAAGTCATATTAGCATTCATACCTGGCCAGAGGAAGGTAAAGCAGCAGTGGATGTTTATACTTGTGGAGATTGTAATCCCAAAATTGGTTGCGATATTATTATTCAACAACTCTATGCTACTGACCATACACTGAGTTATATTGAAAGATAAATTGTAACAAAAGTTACAAAAATGGTTGACTAAATTATTGTAGAAGTTTATAATACTTCAACGTTCATCCCTATGGGACGGAAGTAAGCGACTCGGAACGGATCGTTCATTCGCTATTCGCAAATAGCGAACGCAAAAGTTGACTGAAGGAACGCTCTTTAACCTAAACAACTAAGGAGAAAACCTAATGTCTAAAGTAGTATATCGCGGTGTTGAATATGATACTCAAAAACGTATTGAGTATCAACAACAAATGATGCAACAACCCCAACAATACAACGAAACCTATCGTGGTGTTAAGTTTGTAAAGGAGGGGCACAAATGAACACTTACTTCGTTCGTTATCTAAAAGTTAAAGCAAAGAAGGAAAAACTTCTTAAAGATGCACAACTGAATATGGCAAAGCAACCTCAAGTTGCTTGATAACTCAGAGAGGGACTTGACTCCCTCTCTTTTTTTATGTATAATAACCTTTGTGAGGGTTAATCATGATGGATAAAGAAAAGCTTAAGTTGATTATCAGAAACCTTGAGTCTCTTGTTGACTGTTTAAAGACAGAAGTTTATTCTGATGAAGACTCATATAAACCACAATATGAAGAGATTGCTCCTTATATTCGTGATTATGATGAAGTGTTTTATGATGAGGAAGAAGATGATGATTTATTCGAATCATTAAAAGCAAATAGACAATACAAATTTACAAACAACAATAATGGAGATGAGATGTGAAGGAAATGTTTGAAGAATTCGAATTCATGCAACCAGAAGTAAAATTGGTATCCGTAACACCAGATGCAGAGAAGCATATGGCTTATTGCGCTCGTGTTTCTAATCCAGCAAATCAAACAAATCAAAACTTTGCTGGACTTCTTAAGTACTGCATTAAACATCAGCATTGGAGTATTTTTGAACAAGCATCTATGACTGTAGAAATTAATACTACTCGTGGTATTGCGGCTCAGATTCTACGTCATAGGTCATTTACTTTTCAGGAGTTTTCTCAACGCTATGCTGATACCAATCTTTTGAATCAATCTATTCCTCTTCCTGAACTTCGTCGTCAAGATGATAAGAATCGTCAGAACTCAATTGACGACCTTCCAGACTATATTAAACTCACTCTACTGGAAGATATTCGCGTCCTGTTTGAGCAGTCTCAGAGGGTCTACAACCGCCTTCTGGAAAAGGGAGTAGCAAAGGAGTGTGCAAGGTTCGTACTACCCTTAGCGACCCCTACACGCCTCTATATGACGGGTTCTGTGAGGTCTTGGATTCACTATATTGATTTGCGTTCAGCACACGGTACGCAGAAGGAACATATGCAGATCGCAGAAGCAATTCGTTGCATTTTTACTTGTCAATTTCCTGCAGTATCTGAAGCACTTGAATGGACTCGTGAAGATTGTCCAGACTGTTCTGATGCACCTTCTATTACAATTGAATAAATATCCTTACATACAATGGAGGATTAAATTTGGCAACTTATCCCGTTATTAATACCAAAACTGGTGAACAAAAAGAAGTAGTTTTAAGTGTTCATGAGTGGGATCAATGGAAAAAGGATAATTCAGATTGGACAAGAGATTGGAGTGATCCATCAACTTGTCCTTCTGCTGGAGACATAGGTGAGGTTTACGATAAGTTAAAGAAATCTCATCCGGGATGGAATGATGTTTTACATAGAGCATCTAAGGTCCCTGGATCAAAAGTAAAACCAGTTTAATTGTTTTATATGGCAAGAAGAAAAAGAGTAGAAGACCAACCGATTGGTGTTGGAATGACCGCAAAGCAAATGAAGCGTAAGAAACCAATCAGCTCAGATTTAATGAGGGAGATTGAACCTCTTACAGATAATCAAAAACTTTTATATAAATCATACGAAAAGAATCAGAACATCATTGCATATGGATGTGCTGGAACTGGTAAAACATTTATCACACTCTATAATGCTCTTTGTGATGTATTGGATGAAAGATCTCCTTATGAAAAAATTTATATCGTAAGGTCTCTTGTTGCTACTCGTGAAATTGGATTTCTTCCAGGAGATCATGAAGATAAGTCTTCTCTTTATCAAATTCCTTATAAGAATATGGTAAAGTATATGTTCCAGATGCCAGAACTACAAGGTACGATTAGTTTTTGGAGTACTTCTTTTATTCGCGGGACTACTCTGGATAATGCAATCATTATCGTAGACGAATTTCAGAATTTGAATTATCATGAACTCGATAGCATCATTACTCGTGTTGGTGAAAATAGTAAGATTATGTTCTGTGGTGATGCAACACAATCAGATTTGATTAAGACGAATGAAAGAAATGGTATTGTAGATTTTATGAAAGTTCTTCGTATTATGCCATCGATGGATATTATCGAATTTGGTGTTGATGATATTGTTCGTTCAGGATTAGTTAAAGAGTATATTTTAGCAAAAATGCAAATTGGAGTATGACATTTATTCATCATAATTTTTTAGGTGATCTTGAATTAGAAAAAAAAGAAACAAATGGCATTCGATTGTACCATCTTCCTGATGGACAATGGGTGCCTTCTATTACTTCAGTCACTTCATTTTATAATCGACAAATCTTTATTGACTGGAGAAAAAGAGTTGGTCTTGAAGAAGCAAATCGCATTACAAAAAAAGCAACTGCAAGAGGAACTGATTTTCACCAAGTATGTCAGGATTATCTGGAAAATAAAGAACTGAACTGGGATGATTATCAACCGCTGACAAAAATTATGTTTCATCATGCAAAACCTTATCTGGACAACATAAATAATATTCACGCGATTGAAAGAACTCTCTATTCTGAATATCTTGGTCTTGCGGGAAGAGTGGATTGTATTGCAGAATATGACGGAGAGTTAGCAGTCATTGACTTTAAGACATCAGAAAAAATAAAACCAGAAGCATGGATTGAAAATTACTTTGTTCAAGAAACATTTTATGCTGCTGCCTACTATGAACGTACAGGACAAGTTGTTAAAAAACTTATCACATTAATGGTCACTCCTGGAGGTGAAGTAAAGGTATTTGACAAAAGAAACAAAGGAGATTATATTAGATTATTAGTTCGTTATATTAAAGAATTTGTACATCACAATACTAGGTCAGATGGAGAATGAATTAGAAAAAGTACTTGAAAGCAAATTCTTTTGTCCATCACGGTTTGCTCAAGAGATTGAAAGTCTCGTTCAGGTAAATCCTGATATGAATTACATTGATGCGATTATTCATTTCTGCGAACATAATAATATTGATTTGGAATCAGTACCGAAACTTATTTCAAAACCATTAAAGGAAAAAATTAAGTATGAAGCAATGGAACTGAACTTCCTCAAAAAAACCTCTAGAGCGAAATTGGTTTTTTAATTTATTTTTGAACTGACAAAAATGTTCCTATATTATTTTTTTGAATGATGCCTTTTGATGCTTATAAATGTTATCTGTCTTTGAAAAATCATTTCACTAAAGACAGTTATGATTATCACAAATATTGTGGTAAAAGTCGTGCAACTATTCAGTCTTTCTATAAGAGAAAGGATCGAATGTGGTTCGAAAAGGTTTCCCGACAAAAATCAGATCAAGAAGTTGTAGACTTCTTTGTTGCTAACTTTGTATCTTGTCCTGATCCGGAGACTCTTTGGATTGGTGAGATGATAAAGGAAGGAGAAGCAAGATATCAAAATTGGCAAAAGAGAATACAATCATTGTCATATATCTTCAAAGAAGAAAGTCAAACATTATTTGAAGAAAATAAATT